CCATCGGAAGTTGAGTTATTTCTTATGGAACTTTTTCGTTTCCTATGTATCCTATGGAACTTTATTTCTTATGGAGATTTACTTCTTATGGGCTTTGTGTATAAACCCATCAGTAAGTAAGGTATAGTATACATTATGATGTACTATCATATCTATATTATTATACAATATAATGCACTATTTAATTGACTTTATCCAAAAAGCCATTCTTATGGAAACATATATATAATATAGATATATTAATTAGTTATGCCTAAAGGACAAATAAAATTTACTAAAGAAGACAAGGAGTGGGCTTACAAAGTTAAGGAACGAGACGAATTTCGTTGCGTTATCTGTGGTACTACTGAAAGGTTAAACGCTCATCACATAATCGTAAGAGAGAACCACGAAACGAAACTTGACGTTATGAATGGGATTACTTTATGTTCATCTCATCATTTTTTAAATAGACAGATTTCAGCTCATAATAATCCGATTGGTTTATTTATGTGGTTAGAAGAAAACAGATCCGAACAATATAATTATTGTAAAGCTAAAATGCGAGAGATATTAAATGACAAAGTTTAGGAGTTAAAAAATGATAGAAACAAAATGGTTATGTCCTACTATAGACGACTGGCAGAAACAGATTTTAGAATGTCAAACAAACTTTATGTTATTTTGTGGGCGTCAAGTAGGCAAAACCGAGATAGTCGCTAAGAAAGCAGCCGACTATTTGCTTAATAACTCAAACAAAAAAATATTAATCGTTAGCGGGGTTGAACGTCAAGCAAGTTCTTTATATGATAAAGTTCTGCGTTACATAGAGAACGGGTTTAGAAGTTATTTTAAAGTAGGAAAAGACAGACCATTAAAAACAGAGATGAAACTAAAGAACGGTTCTATATTAATAACCGAGCCCGTAGGAGTAGACGGAGCGAGCGCAAGACGTCACACACTTAATGGAATTATAATTGAAGAAATGCAGTTAGTCCCCGAAGCTGCATATTCGGCTTTAACTCCGATGCTGTTAACTACTGGCGGTTTTATTTGGATGTTAGGTACAGCTTGGGCGACAGAGGGGTACGTATACGATAGGTTAGCAGATAAAGATTTTTTTGTAATTCGTGTAAATTCTGAAGAAGTAGCCGAAAAAAGACCCGAGCCACAAAGAACGATTATGCTTAAACATTTAGAGCGAGAGCGTCACAGATTATCAGAAGCACAGTACGCACAAGAGTATTTAGCAATTCCTCAAGAAAACGCAAGACAGATTTTTCCAGACACATTAATCGCCAAAATTTTAACCGAGAAAAGATTGGATACTATCAATAAGAATAATGAGTTTATATGTGGAGTTGACCCCGCAGGATTAGGAGAGGACGAGGGAGACATTTGTATACTAAGCGTTAATGATGACGGAACTATGCGTCAAGTCGAAAATATAATAACAGAAAAACTATTGACAACAGAAACGACTAAAAGAATAATCTCGTTATATAATTTATATAATTTCAAAAAGATATACATCGACGATGGTGGAGTTGGTTTTGGAGTTTTTTCCGAGTTGTTATCATCTGACGAAACAAGATATATTACAGAAGCTTTGAACAATTCATCGAGAGGACTTGATATCTTCGACGATAAAAGAAAACAAATATTAAAAGAAGATTTAATTTTTAATTTATTAACTATGATGGAACGAGGCGATATAAAACTATTAGATGACCCCGAAATCAGAGAAAGTTTAAAATCGTATAGGTTTGAATACCAAAAAGATGATAAAAAACTATTAATTAGGTCAAATTATAATCATCCAGTAGAAGCTTTAATTAGGTCTGCCTGGTTCTACCAAACAAAAGGATTAAATATGAGGGTTTACTCTATAAAAATATGATAACTAAGAGTTTTACTACTGAAAATCAGTTAGACGCAAAGGGAGAGGTTATTGACAAGATTTTTCATATTGATACTGTCCAAACTTACGAAGTCAAAGAACAAGAGCGATATAGTGGTACAGAAGTTAAAGAGAAGATTAAAGATTTAGAGAAAGAAGAGAAAAAAGCAGAAAAAGCATTACTAAAAGTACAAGACGAATTAAATTTTTATAAAGGTTTAAAATAAAATGGCGTATACTGGCATTTTTTGTACATTATTAGAATTTCAATATAAAGCTGGAGCTAATGCGAGCGCAACTTCGATCGCAGAAGCTTACGCTAATTCGTTCGTTGGTCAAGCTGAGAGTTATATTAATACACGAACGTTGTATAATTGGACTGACGCTTATGCCACATTAAACGCCGACATTAAAGCTATTTTGACTGACGCAGCTTCAAGCTTAGCCGCTATTTATGCTATAAATTATGATATGAGCGGTTTTTCTTCACGACAAGAAGCTTTAATTATGATTAATATACTTTGGGCAAGAGTTGAAGAATGTTGTAAACTATTAGAAAAAGAGGCGAACAGAACGTTCGTTCAAGAGGCATAAAATGGCTTCCAATTTACCAATAAACTTTGCTGTACCGAATGAGGGAATAATTGCTTCTTATTCATACAACGATTTAGCAACTGGTTTAGGATATGTCAATTTTTATCCCGTTGTATTAGGTGGCGTAGATAAATTAGTCACGTCGCAAGAATATTCACAAGAAGGACAATATCAATATGGGTCAGCTGTTAATAGTACTACATTATATGAGAAAACATTCGTTGCTAATATAGGAAGTACAAGAACTATGTACGGTGAAGCTATAATAAGCTGTCCTTGGGGCGCAACTCGTAATGATAATACAGCTACAATAACAGGGACTATTTATAAAAATGCTGTTGAATTAGTGACAGGAAATAAAGAACATACTTGGACTGTTGACAATAACGGACAGGGCGCTTATATGTCTTTGATTTTATCTATACCATTAACTACACTTAAAAAAGGAGACCAACTTAAAATTAAAATTAAAATAAATACTAACTACGCTTATGATGGTATTACGACTTGGATAAGTCCTTACCCAAAGTTAACAGTTTGGACTGGTAGCGCTCTAACTTGGACTATGAACAGAACAGTCGTGATATGCTCTATTCCGTTTTTAGTACAAAATTAATAAAATGGCAGAATTAAACCCAAACAGCGCAACGACAACGAACTTCACAGCGACAGTTCCTGACTTTATTGTAGCAAGCAAACTATTGGATAACGCTAATAGAGACAAAGAGATTTATTATTGGTACTTCGATAAATCACCACAAAATTTAGGTTACTATTCACAGATACCTGAAATATTTTCAGCTTGTAACGCTTTAGCTACTTGGAGTGTTGGGAGAGGTTGGGTTACTGATAATTTATTATTAAAGAAACAATTAGAACACGTTTCGGGAATGGGCAAAGATACTTTCGAACAGATAATGTGGAACCACGAAGTTATTAAATTAATTGTTGGGGACGCATTCGCAGAAGTTAAACGAAAAGATGAAACAATTATTAATATTATTCCTATAAGTCCCGAGAGAGTGAGAATTGCGTTTAAAGATGGACGTATCTTATATTATGAAACTTGGAACAATAGCGAATGGAAAAAGATAAATAAAGAAGATATGCTACATTCATCTAATAAAAGAATAGGTGACCAAGTACACGGAACCTCACAAATCGACGCTTGTAAGTGGATTATTGACGCAAGAAATGAAGCGTTAGTTGATGGACGTCTAATTCAAAATAGAGGAAAGGCGTTAGGTATTGCTTATTATAAAACTGATAATACAGGCAAAATAGCTTATGCTAACTCACAAATAGAAAAAGCCGTTAAAAATGGAGAAATGGTCGGTTTGCCTGAGGGGACAGTAGAAATAAGAGAATTTCCAACAAAGAATATAGTTGATAGGCAAAGTTGGATACAATATTTAGAAAATTTCTTTTATCAAACATTCGGAGTTCCAAGAAGTATTGCTTCTTCTGATGGAACGAGTGAAGTTGGCGGAAAGATGGGACACGTTATTTTTGAGCCAATATACGCTAAGGAACAACGAGATTTAGAACAGGATTTATGGAACCAACAAGCTGTAAGTATTACATTCAATAGACCCCCAAGTTTGGGCGGTTTAGTAGCGCAAGAAGAAAGCAAGAATACAGGTCAAATAAATATACAACCGAATGACGTTTCGGCTACTATGGAGCGTGAATAATGGCTAAATTTTCAAGCGGTATAATTCCAAGTTTGGCTCAAAACCAAATGGATAAGTATAATTTAGAGAAGCAAAGGAAAGAAGAAGCTAAAACGCCTGAGCAGAAATGTAAAGAACAAGGCGGATTTTGGGACGCTAAAACGAATAGTTGTTCATTCACTAAACCAAGTACAGCAAACGCCGAAGAAGTTGTTAAGTCGAGCGTTAAGCAAGCTGGTGGTTACGTAGAGAACGGTTCATTTGTTCCAAGTACAGCTCCAAGAAAAATTGTTGAATTCAATAAAGATGGAACTGTGAAGTATACCACACCAACAGGGCAGGTATACAACTTATCTAAGGAAGAATACCAAAACGTTTTAGGGAAGAGTGGAACTATGGCTACACAACAAACAAAAGAAATCGGAGCGTTTGAGGGTGGGGCTTTACAAGAAGCACAGAAACAAATCGATTTATCACAATTAGGATTAACAGAAGAACAAATCGCAGAGATACAAGCGAACGCAGTTGAAGCACCGATAGATTACGGACAAGCCGTTACAGCTGGTTTGGCTAACGTTGCTCCAAGTTTAGTTGGTGGAGCTACTGGTGGAGCTGTTGTTGGAGCTATTGGTGGAGCTGGTATAGGAGCTGTCCCTGCTGGTATCCTTGGTGGAATTGGTGGAGCTGTTACTGGTTTTCTTAATGGAGTAAGGAATAATATCAAATCACAACAAGGCGGAGAAATTGGAACTACTACAGAAATGTTAAGCGAAGCAAAAGAAATTATGCGAAAAATGCCTGCTGCGATAAAACTACAACCTAATAGGTCAGCTGAATTAGTCGATTTATATAATCAAAAATTAGCACAGGTTTACGCAGCACAAGCAAAACTTAAACGAGAAACGCAAGGGAACTTAAATTCGTTTATGGACGATGGAACAGAGAAATTAGCGGAGTTTGATTTATTCCTACAACCTGGGGGATATAAAGATTATATCGCTGACCAAATGAAAATATTCGGAAGTAGTAATTCACCAATGACCACGGAAGAATTACTTTATTTATTACAAGAGGAGAGCGCAGAATGATGGAAGAACCATTTCACGTCATCACAAATAATGACATTTATCAAGAAATATTGAATTTAAGAAAAGATTTTAATTGTGATAGGACTAAAATAAAGGTTAATACTTGGATTGCTACAACAGCTTTGACTTTGGTTATTGGCGTTATATTAGGAGGTTTCGTATGATTAAACAATTTATTTTAAAACTTCTGTTTTGGGCTGTAGATTACGTTTATAATTATATAGACGACGATAACGACGGACAAATATCTATGGAAGAACTTAAGAAGCTTTTAGCTAAGATACAAAAACTTAGAAAGATTTAAATACTAACTAAGTGTTTATATTCTATGGAAAATGAAACACCAAAAGAAAACTTATCTCCTATTGATCAAGCAAGAAAAATAAGAGACGAGTTAAGAGCAGAAAACGACCGAAGAGAAAATCTTTTGAAAGAAGAACAAAAACTACAAAGTGAGAGAATGCTCACTTCTTCCGCTGGGCAGCAAATACAGCCAAAGGAAGAGACTTCTAAAGAATATGCCGAAAAAGTTATGAAAGGAGTTATTAAAGCAAAATGATAAAAAGAATAATTAAATTTTTTTCGGGAAGAATAGATACACATAAGTGTAAGATGATAAAAGCAGGCGTTATTTATCAGTGTCCTATTTGTAAAAATTCCCGTATAGTTTGGAATGATAGAAAATAAAGAATTAGGTTTGAAAATAGCAGAAGACCCTCGAGAAGCGTTAATTCACGACACAATCGAGAACACTAAAAAGAGACTTGACCAGTTAAGATTGACTTTAGAATTAGAAGAAAACGCTTTAACATATCTAGAGCAACAGACAAAATGAGTGCGTTTCTATATGGTTTTTTTATTGGAGCTTTTATTGGTTTGATTTATCTAATTTATAATAGTTATTCGGTTAAACGAAAGCTTTAAATAGTTCTTATATTATTAATAATTATGGCTTTAGAATGTACATTAGTTTATGAAACGAGTGTTCCAATTCCTTTTACTTGTGCTGATGGTACAGGGATACCTAAAGGTTCTGTTCTTAAATTAACTGACCCTATGACTGTTTCTATTACTGCTGGAGATACTGACCCAGTAGCTGGAATAGCAGCAGAAGAGAAAATAGCAAACGATGGGAAAACAAAAATAGGCGTTTATATGTCAGGAATATTTAAAGGATATGCTGGAGCAGCAGGTACAACAGTTGGAATGGCTTTAATTACAGATACAGGAACAGGAGCAGCTAATGAATTAGTTGTAGCTGACGTTAATAGTGAACAAATTGTTGGAATGGCTCTTGAAACAGCAACAGATACACAATCATTCTTATTTCAATTAAATCCGATGGGCTTACAATTAGCTTAAATAAATGGTTGATACAGCAGGCGAAGCAGAAATAAGAGGAATAGATATTCACAAATTAGTTGAGGGTTTCGCTGAAGAGGGAATAGTTCTTAAAAATTATTGTAGAGTTATGCCTACAA